ATGGCGACGGTGATGGCGGACTTCGGGCATGCTTGGACACCGCGTCGCAGATGGCAGCGAGGAACACGCCCGCGCGTGTGGCTCAGCCTGCGATCAGTGCGAGACGCCGCCATCTGGGCGCTGATCGCCGCCGCTCTGATGGTGCTGTACGAGTTCAATGGCTTCATCAGCGTGTCGAGGGTTTGGGCACTGATCTTGCCACCAGGGCCGGACACGCTCGCCGCCTCGTTCTCGTATTGCGCGGGAGGCGCTCGGCGCAATTGCGTGGTGGATGGCGATACTTTCTGGTTCCGGGGCGAAAAAATCAGGGTCGCCGACATCGACGCGCCAGAACTCAGCCCACCGCGTTGCCCCCACGAAGCTCAGCTCGGCGAAGCCGCCAAACACCGCCTGCTGCGGCTGTTGAACGACGGCCCCTTTTCGCTGACCGTCGGCTTCCGCGATGAGGACCAGTACGGCCGCAAGCTGCGGACGATCTACCGCAATGGAAAGTCGCTTGGCGATGTCCTGGTCAGCGAGGGGCTTGCCCGGCCGTGGACCGGATCGCGGCGGAGCTGGTGCTGATAATCGCGGCTGCCACCTTGTCCTCACGCCATCCCGTGATCCGGACAGGGAGACGAAGGAGGCGGCCATCGGCGATGCCGTCCGTTCAGCCCGCAGCGCACCGGGTGGTGCAGACGGTGGCCGCGAGGCGGAGGCCGAGGGTGGGGTGATCATCCTCGACCATGATCGCCACCCCCAAACGGCGGCGCCCTCTGGCCGCTCCGCCGGTCCAACTCCACCAACCAGAGCTGAGTCGGCGGCCGTGCCAGAGAAGCCACCGCGAGCGTGGTGTTGGCGGGGCGGACAAGGAAGAAGGCGAGCTTCGGTGCGCCATCCGGGCAACCTGCCGGTTCCGGCGTTGACGCGGACGGTGGCCCCGAAGGCGGTGCCGGGGTCGTCATCCTCCTCCCCGACATCATCCTCATGGTCGGCGCCCTTCTGGGCAGCACCGCCGGCTCCGACATCAGGACTAGGCCAGAACCGGCGGATCGCCAGAGAATGCGCCCCCAAGGTGGAAGGGATCATGAAGAGGAGGACGCGCCTAGATGACGCACTTCGGCCAACTAATGCTCCTCCCCAAATGTCTCTAGTAAAGGAGGGGCATTAATTGCGGACCAGTCGTCGTCCCTCGACTTGCCATCCGGCCTCGACGCATGCCCGATCCCGCGCCTCCTGCCAGCACTTGTTGCTGAGGTCGACCTGCAACTCGGCCGTGATGACCTTCTTCAGCGCCACGAGGGTCACGCTGTCGGTGCCCTCGGGCAGGGCCGACAGGTAGGCGACGATGGCCCGCTTCACCGCCTCCGTCTTCATCCCTTCCTGTCCGGTCTCCGTCTCCCAGTCCTCGATGCGGAGGCCCGGCATCACGGAAGCCACGAGGTCGAGGGGCTCGCGGTCGTAGAGGATGACGTGGGCGGTGGTGGGCGCGGCCTTGCCATTGAGCGTGGTCCGGCATGCCGCGCGGTTGACCGCCTGCAGCACCGAGTGGGCGATCTCGGAGTGCTGCGCCTCCCTGATCTCCGTTCCCGTCACCGCCGCCGTCAGGTCGTCCCGCTGGCCGACGAGAGCGGCCCCGAGGTCGAGGTCGCTGCGGTACAGGGCGCCGACGAGGAAGACGTGTCGGCACCGGACCCACTCGCTGGTGGCGGTCTCGCGGCCGAAGGTGGCCCACGAGAACCGCGGCAAGCCGTCCGGCAGCACGGCGTCCACGTCGATGCCCGCCGCCTTGAGGTCGGCCTTCAGCGTGGCGCCGATGTCCGGCTGTCGCTTGTGCGGCTTGTGGGTGAAGACGAGCACCGCCTCGTCCGCGGGGATGGACTTCACGGCCTTGACGATCTCCCGCGAGACCGTGCGCTGGTCCCGCGGCTTGGCGAACTCCCTCTCCATCGCGTCACGGCCACCAGCCCGCTTCCACCAGCGGATTGTGACGTCGGCGTAGGTCTTGATGGTGCGGCCGGGGAACCAGTCGTCCGCCTTGATGGTCCTGTCGGCATCCACCAGCGCCCGGATTGGCGTGGAGGCGTCGAGGATCACGACGTTGTCGAGGTCGGTCGGCACCGCGAGGTCGTAGCGGATGACGCCACCGTGGCCCTGGCGAACACCAAGCAGGCGCAGCGGTTCGCTCGCCATGTCGAGAAAGGCGCGGATCGGCTCGACGGTCACGACGTTCGGCAGCGCGGCCTTGAACGCCGTCCGGTCGTCCTCGTGCATCGGCGGCATGTGGATGGTCCGCGGCTTCGGCTTCGCCGACTTGGCCAGCCGGTGTTGCTCGGCCTCGATGATCGCGACAGCCCGCTCCAGATAGGCGCGGAGCCGGGCGCGGTCCTCGTTCTCGGTGCCCATGAGCGCGTCCCGCTTGAGCAGCCAGTCGACCGCCGGCAGCAGGCTGGCAAGCTCGACGCTCTGCGCCGCCGACACGATCAGCGACTCGTCCCACACCACCACCGAGCGCCGCTTGCCGCGGAACCGGGTGACGCTGGCGTCAAACCCGCCGCCCTTCACGCGGGCGTGGGTGACGAGGAGGATGCGGCGCTGGTCGTTGTCCTCGGTCGGCCAGCGGAGGTCCGCAGGGTCGGTCCTGTCATAGCCCAGCGAGTGGACGAGGCCGACCTCGTCGTCGGGGACGCCGATCTCCTGGAGCTGGCGGCGAATAGCGACGAGTTCATCGACCTTGCTGGCGCAGATCAGCACCGAGTACGGCAACCCGGAGCGGACCAGCGTGGCGCACCAGCACACCAGCGCCAAAGTCTTGCCGGTGCCGCACGGCATGGCGACCGCGTATCGCCCACGCTGCTCGCCATTGGCCTGGAGCGTGAAGCGGCTGATGAGCCGGGCGACGGCTTCCTCGTGCTCCGCTGAGAGCTTCGACCCGAAGGCCGTGAGCCGCTGCTTGGTCAGCGTGATGGCCGGCGTGGTGAGGGTATCGAGGTCGACGAAGATGCCGCGCGAGGTGACGGCTGGCGCTGACGTGGGCTCGAACTCCGGCACGGTGAAGGTGGTGCCGAGCAGGTTGGATTTGATCTGCGACAGATCGGACGGGCGTGCTGTGACGAGCACGGGTGAGGTCTCCTTGTCCTTGGGAACGAAAAGGCCCCACCCGGCGACATGCCGAACGAGGCCATGATGATGGTGGTCGAGGTGGAAGGCACCGGGCTCAGCCCAAGCACCGCGCCAAGGTGACGGCAGCGCCGAGGATGAGCAGCTCGGCCAGCGCCGGGTGCAGCGCGAATGCCGGGATCATCGGGTGCCGCTCGCCTTGCGGGCTTCATCGGCGGCGACCTGCAGCGCGTGCCGCAGGCAGCCCGAGCGGTCGATGAACGGCTTCGTCACCCGCAGGTGCTCGTAGAGCGTCATCAGGTTGGCCATGTCGGTTTCGTTGGCCCGCAGCGTCAGGCGGTCGCCCTCGTGCGGAGGCCGGCGCCGAGGGGCCGACCTCGTCATCGTCGCCGTCGAGCGGGCGGGCTGGGCATGTGCCCGAAAGGGCAGTCCGGTGGTGTCCATGGGAATCTCCGTGGTCTGAGCGCAGGCGGCCGTGGCGCCGCCGCTGCGCGAAGGGTTCGGGAATGGTGGTGGTGAGGGCCGGCGTGGCGGTGGTGGTCGCGGTGGACCCGAAGCGTCACGTCAGCCGAACAAAGCAGAACAGGGGGTGGCAGGTGTGCGCGGCTTCAGGAAAAGCCGAGCGGGGATGCCTGGGCACCCGCGTTCCGTCTTCGTTCAATAGAGCGTATGAATTGTCAGCCGAAGAACAGGACAGTTCGACACACTCGACCAGCTAACGAACGCAGCGGGTTTGCCGGAAAACGAGGCCAGAGCGACAGGCCTGGGCCGAATACTGAGAGGTTCGACCTCTTCCTCACAGCCCCCAGGTCGCCAGCGCCGCCTCGGCTGCGGCCGGGTCGTCCTTGATGCGGTAGATCGCCTGCCGGCTGAGGCCGGTGGCCTGGGCGATGGCAGCGATGCCGACCGACTGGCCGAGCATGTCCTGCACCGCCGCCATCTGGACGCGGTTGTAGCTGGGCTTTCGGCCGCGATAGCCTTCGCCCTTGGCCTTGGCGTGCTCGATGCCGGCCCGCTGCGCTTCCCTGGTGGCCTCGGCCTGAGCCTGGGCAGTCGCCGCCATGAAGGCGATCAACGCGTCCCTGACGGCCTGCTGCATCGGGTCCTTGGTGGCGCCGTCGAAGATCAGGCCGTTGATGACGGTGCGCACCACGACACCCCGACGCATGAACTCGCGGATGGTGTCGCAGACGTCGGCGTAGTTGCGCCCCAGGCGGTCGACCCAGCGGACCACCAACGTGTCGCCGGCTCGCAGGAGGTCGAACAGCCGCCGCCCTTCCGGCCGCTCCACCAGCCGGGTCGAGATGCCCGAGGTGGCGTGATCGGCGACGACGTGGTCGAGGTGGAAGCCGGCGGCCTCGGCCTGGGTGCGCTGGTGGTCGAGGGTCTGATCGGCGGTGGAGACGCGGGCATAGAGGATGGTGGCCATGGTCGGTTTGGGCGTCCGTTGAGGCAACGTCCGCAGGGTCGACTGTCCGTAGGCCAAAGTCAACCCTTACGGACGCGGAAACGCCAGTATGAGCGACCGTCCGCGAGGGTATACCCCAACGGACACAGCCTCCTCCTCAGCGCCCACCTCGAACGTGCCACCGTCCCATAAGAGGCCCTCTCTTTACGGACAGGTGGCACCTTCTGGTGGCCCAGCCCTCGACCTCCCTGACCAAGGTTACCAGCCCCGCGGATCTGATTGACCCACTCCCTGACAGTGGGGTTCGCGGGGTCAGCGGCGTGCTGTTGGCAAACCTCAATCCGATTGAGGTTCAAGGTGTCCGTCTGGTCCGAGGAGGACGCGTATAGCGCGGCCACCCGAGGCCCCGCCCTCGACCTCGCCACAAACACGTCAGCCCACCAGCCGGCCGCCAGCCGGGGGCACGGGGGGAAGCCGCCGGCCGCGGAACTACGAGGGGGTACCTTCGAATTTCTCCGGAGAATTTCCTTTGCGCACTGAGGTACCGCGAGGTTTGCACGCCGTGGAAAGCAGGAGGTGTGTCACGCGTGGCACACGAGGTGTCCACGCCGTGGACACCAGGGCGGGAAATGTCGGGCGTGCCTAAATTTCCGGTCCTCCAGAACTTTGGCGTCTAGCACGCTAGACTCCGGACAGGCTGGCGTCTTGGAGCCGCTCCAAATCGCTCGCATGCGAGCGATTTCGAGAGTCGCGAAGACGAGGATGCTTGCAGCCGCTGCAAACATCAGACCTCGCCAAATCCGCAGCGCGTTGCGCTATTGAGCACCTCCGGTGGTCTACCCACAACCATGGTTGCCAGTACGCCGACCTCGCCAAATCCGTCGTCGACGACGCTTCTCGCTACCGCGATAGCGGGCAGACAATCAGTCCCGCGGGAATGGTGGGGCGGGCGCTGCTGATCGGCCGGCGGCTGCATCCGAGCAACCAGGGCTTCGGCCAGTGGTGCCGGGAGAATAGCTTCGGGGACATGGCTCGCTCCCATAGGGCTGATGCCATGTGGCTGGCCGAGAACTGGGACGCCGTATGGGCCGTTGTAACCGCCGATTACAACGCCGTGGCGCACCCCACCCACGTTCGCCAAGCCTACCGCGAGGCCACCAAGGTTGCCGCCGAAGGTGAGGCAAAGCCGGTTCCCTTCACCAAGGAGGACGCCGACTACGCGATGAAGCTACACCGGCTGGCCGAGGACAAGTGCAACGCGAACGAGAGCGGCGTCGCCCGTGCCAAGCTGGAGAAGCTGGGGGAAGACCACGGGATGACCTGCGAGGATCAAGCGGCCTGGACGTAGTAGGCGGACAGGTCCAGCCCCGGATAGCGCACCTTGTCCATCTCCCGTGCAAGCCGCGTGATGGAGAAGCCGCGCCCATAATCGTCGCCGACCGTTTTCCCGGTGGCGTGGCCGGTGAAGGCGTAGGCGATTTCCCGCGGCACGTCGCAGTCCCGGCAGCGGTCGAGGAAGGTGTGACGGAACGAGTGGAACACAAGGCGCGGATCGCTGAGGCCGAGTTCATCGAGCTTTCGCCCGAACCACCTGCCCCAACTGTCGCCGCGGATGCCTTCGCTGTTCGGCGTCAACAACGGGAACAGCCAACCGTCCAGCTCCTTCCTTCGTCTCGCAGCCACATATTCGAGGAAGCCGCAGGCGATCAGTTCGCGGTGAACCGGGACTTTGCGCACGCTGCCGTCCGTCTTCAGGCTTTGATCGTCCTCAAGGTTGGTGAGGTTCAGAAACCAGCGACCGGAGACGTCATCAAGCATGACGTCGCGCACCTTCAATTGCGCGAGTTCTTCGCGCCGCGCTCCGTTGAACAACGCCAGGAGCGGAAGCCACCGCGCCGTGATGCCGCGTCCTCCGCCCTTGGGCTTGTCGCCACCGATGATCTCGGGGTCAGAAAACACCTTCCGCAATTCCGCCATCTCGAATGGGCGTCGCTTGCCCTCCGCCTTACTGGCCCCCTTGATCCGCAAGCCTTTGAACGGATTCGACCAACCCGCTGCATCGGCTTCAAGGTCATGATCGTCAGCGGCTTCACTCAAGATCGCGGACAAGAGCGCCATAGCCTTGTTGACAGTCGCAACATTCGGCTTCGGCATCTTCTCAATCGCCGGCTCAGCAAGCAGCTTCGGAAGAGGAAGCTGCCGCAGATAGCCGGGAAGCCGCGTCGGCAGCTTCAGAAGCGCATCGCGGAATTCACGCGCGTGCTTGCGGGTGATCTGACGAACGAAGAGGTCACCATGCAGCTCGATGAACCTGCGGACAGCATGATCGGCTTCCCGGATCGTGTTGGATGCGGGCTTCTCCTTGCCAGGATTGGCGTTCTCGCCAGACCACGCCTTGAAGGCCTCCGTCAGCCTGGGGCCGTCGCTGGCGTCGGCACGATTGGCGGGCTTTGTGGAGGGCGTGGCCGGCGTCCGCACGACCTCGCCGTTGTGGCGCCGGGTGGCGTCCTGGAATGCCAGCACCTCGGCCTCCAGGAGACGCAATGCGGCGTCGCGAAGGTCTTCGCTGCCGTCCTGAAGCTCGACGCTCAACAGTTCGGCCGCCGCCCGCTTGGCCCGCTCGATGATCTGAGCCGGTGGCCGGCGTGTCGCCAGTTCCCGCTTCATGTCGGCGAATCGTTCGGCCTGGACGGCGCCGAGGAAGTCGTAGTCCGCGGTGGTGAGGCCCGGTTCCTCAAGAGCGCTGCCGATCTGAACACCTGCCCCTTCCTCTCCCATCAGCCCGAACCCCTCCCGCCGGAGGTGTTCATCGACGGAGAGGATTTCAGCCCGGCGGTGATCGGCGAGGAATTGGAGGTCACCTTCCGAAAGCTCACGCCTCGGCCCGGTGGCCAGGGTCCGCTTCGCCTCCGCGAACAGCGCCTCCGTCTCGGCGATCAGCTTGGCGACTTGGGCCTTGCGCCTGGGCTCCGGCACTCGGGCAATGCCGCGCACCAGTTCACGCTTGAAGCAGCCGGTCTTGGCGGAGACGAGGTCGCGGAGGTTCGCCGGCCACCATGACGGAACCGGCTTGCCGGCCATCTCGACCGGAAGCCTCCGACGAAACTCAGGTGTGCCACGACGCCGCTGAATGTGGGTCATCTGACGGGACAAAGGCGAGCCTCGTGTAGCAGATGCGTGTAGCACCTGGAGGCTTCAACCCTTTGATAATCCGGCTTCTTCCGACAGGTCAAGGGGTTAGTCGGAAATGGCGCTCCCTAGGGGACTCGAACCCCTGTTTTCGCCGTGAGAGGGCGACAAATTGGACGTTCCTAGACATACAGATACAACATTAGACGATTGAAAAACAACGATTATTTCTTTGTTTGTCCACTGGTGTCTGGCCTCGTTTCGTGGGATAGATAGCAACGAAATCGACAACGAAAACTGAGGCCGCTATGCCGCGCCGTCGCAGCGCTCTTTCCAGCCGCACCGCCCGCCTCGCCCTCCCCCGCTCCGACGCCCCGGAATGGGAGGTCATCGGGCCGGGCATCCGGCTTGGCTACCGCAGGGGGCGCGGCACCCGCGGCCATGGCGGATCGTGGCTCGCGGCCACGCGCCGGCCGAGCGGGACGCGGGTGCAGACGCGGCTCGGGCTCGCCGACGACGTCACCACGGCCGATGGCGAGGCGGTACTCGACCACGAACAGGCGAAGGAGAAGGCCAGGGTTTGGGCCAAGGCAGTCATTGCCGGGCCAAAGACCGACCCGGGCGCCGGCCTGACCGTCGACGCCATCCTCGATCGCTACTTCGCCGCCCGCGAGGCCGAGGGCATGAAGTCGGTGGCCGACGCACGGGCGCGAGCCGGCGCGCACATCCGGCCGGCGTTGGGCTCGATCCTCGCCGCCGATCTGACAGCCGAGGGGCTGCGGCAGTGGCGCGATGGCCTCGTGAAGGCGCCGAAGCGGGTGCGGACGCGGCGCTTCGCCACGAAGCAGGCCACGCGGGCGGTCGACCTCAAAGACCCCGAGGTGCTGCGCCAACGGCGCGACACGGCCAACCGGACGCTGACGGTGCTGAAGGCCGCGCTCAATTGGGCGCGCACCGGCCAGCTCGTGCATGATGATTCAGCGTGGCGCCTCGTGAAGCCGTTCCGCGGCACCACCGCGGCCAGGGTGCGGTTCCTGGACACGGCCGAGCAAGGCCGCTTGCTGGCGGCCGCCGAGGGCCGGTTGCGCGACTTGATCGCGGCGGCGCTGGTGACCGGCGCCCGGTTCGGCGAATTGGCTCGGCTGAAGGTCCGCGATTTCGACGCGGCCAACGGCTCGGTGTTCGTCGCGGAGAGCAAGAGCGGCAAGCCGCGGCACATCCCGTTGCCGGCCGGCGGCGCCCGGCTGTTCGCCGACCTCACCAAGGACAAGAGCCCGGATGCCTTCCTGCTGACGCAGGCCACCGGCGAGCCGTGGAAGCCGGCCAGCTATCAGCGGGGGTTCAGGGACGCGCTGGAGAAGGCGGGGCTCGACAGCATCACCCTGCACGAGCTCCGGCACACCTACGCCAGCACGATGGTGCGCGGTGGCGCGCCGCTGATGGTGGTCGCGCACGCCCTCGGCCATGCCGACACCCGGATGGTGGAGAAGCATTACGCCCACCTCGCACCGTCCTATGTGGCCGAGACGATCCGGCGGTTTGCGCCGGATGTGGCCCTCGGCCCCGCGGCCTAGACGGCAACAGCCGCCGCGGGGCGCCACGTCCTGCAGGTTCCGTCCAGAAGGGTTCTCGCGCCGTCTTGACGGCTCTCGCGAGATGGTTTCGCCTCGGCTGAGGCGTCGCAAAGGACGCCAGGGAGGAATCAATGCTCCGCTTCGGAATTGCCGTCCTGACGGCCACCCTGCTCGCTGGCCCGGCGCTCGCCGACAGCTGCAAGGCCACCGCCGACGCCAAGAAGCTCCACGGTGCCGCCCTGACAAGCTTCATGAAGAAGTGCGAGACCGACGCCAAGACGGCCTGCGATGCCCAGGCGGCCGACAAGAAGCTGCACGGCGCGGCGCAAACCAGCTTCACCACCAAATGCGTGAGGGATGCGGTGGGGCAGTAGGCGCCAGCCCCCCCCGGAACTGATCCGCAAGGTTCGTCGGCCACGGAGCCGGGGAAGCGCACCAGTTCAGACGGCGTGCCGCCGGTCGACGTTGGTTTCGTGATCGCAGCGGAAATTACGGAGGCGGCAACTCAGGAAGAGGATAGACGGTCTCAGACTGGCGAAGTTCCTCGTAGACCCTAGCCGCGCGCTCAAGCCGCCCCCCGGCAGCTTTGCTCGGTTTGCGCCGACGTGTTTCGTGCCACGGGTTACCGCCGGCAGTTCCGCCGATGCCCTCTCCAACAAAGAGATATGCTGCTGTAGCAGCAAGCTCCAACTCAACAGCATTAACCCGCTTTGCTTTCTGTACAAATGCAGATCTCACAGGGTCTCGTGGAGCAACATTTTTCCCTAAAGTATAGATCGAGTAACGACCGCCCCAGTCAGCTATGCGCTCATCCTCCAGAACCGTACCGAGCGCTGCAGCAATCTCCATTGCTTGTGCAAGATCCTCACTATACGGCCCATAATGCCGATATTCGAAAGAGAACTGGCTTTCGAACCCGGCAAGCTTCAAAAGGAAGGCAATCTTCTGGAGGCGCGTACGCCCAACGAGCTCGCCATCTGCATCCTGGACGATGCGAACCGCGGCCAAATGCTGTTCACGCGTGGCCATGGCCGGTCTCCTGGATTTTTGTTCTCATTACGTTCTCTATCACAGATTCGGCATCCGTGTCGTCTCGAAACACATATGCCCGGCAGAGGTCAAAGGGTTCCGCGTGCGCGATAATTGGGGAAAACTCCCCCATGTCTCTAGGTGGAGAATCTCCAACACGAATTAAGATCTGATTAAGGGGCGTCTTAGAATCTTGAAACCGCTTGTACGGGTTTCGAGCATATTGATCAACAAGAAACCGAGCCGGCTTGTCGTCACAGGCTTCTTCTTTTTTATCTCTAAGCCTAGCAGCATCAATATTCTTCAATTCCTTGGCGGTTTCATCGCAGACAAGTTTTACACGAGCTCTCCATTGTTCACGCTTCTCACCGTTCGCTTGCGGTAGCGACGCTTCGACGCGCACTCTCAGATCAACGCACCTTGCGAGGCGACGTTCGCGCAATGCGGACACCAACCGGCGAACCTCATCGTCGTCGGCCTCGGACAACATCGGCATAGCGCCCCAGAAAACGGTGTCGTCGAGCGCGACCGCCCTGCTCAGATTCGTCGGCTCCTCGAAAAAGCGAAAAATCGGATGCCGGTCCGGCAAACCGCTTCGGGAAATGCCATTTGCAGCGTGCAGGCGTACAAGACGCCGCATGAGCGCCTGGAAAAGCATTTCCGCACCGCGAGTAGCCTTGTGGAGGTAAACATTTGGGTAGAGATGGAACAATGCAAGGACATAGCTTTCGGCAGTTTGAATAGCTTTCGGCCCTAAAACCAGCGTTTCCACAACCCCAGCGCTGGCCTCATCAACACCAGTCGGAACCTCGGCCACCTCAAGATTTGCAAGAAGCCAAGTTGGGTCAACACCGCTGCTTTGAACGCCTGTCATCAGCCTATCACGCTGCATATAATCCAATCGGTCGGCGTCAAATTGACTCGACACGATGGAGCCATACAAATCGCTTGGCGTATCCTGGGCAATTAAATCGGCAACGTTCTCGGAAAATCCCTTACTCAACTCACGATCAAGCACACGAGATATTTCGCTGTCACGAATGATCTTCTGGCTTACTTCCTCATGCCGAGCCATAGGCCATTTAAATTCCTTCCCGAGCGCCTCGAAGGCGTGGCTGAACATTCCATGTCCAACGTCGTGGAGAAGTGCGGCAGCGAGAACATGAGGGACTCGAAGCTCTTTAAACTGTTGTTGGTGAGATCCAGCATATCTCTCAATCACCTCAACAAGCTGTCGCGCTGCATGGAACACACCAATACTGTGGGCAAAACGCGTATGCGTCGCTCCTGGAAATACAAATTCTGAAAATCCGAGTTGCTTAATTCTTCTTAACCGCTGGAATGGCGGCGTCTGAATGACTTGCCATATAGTGTTTTCAAAATGACCGGACCCAAACTCGATAAGATTATGTATTGGATCACGAATTCTTTGTGGCTTTGGCTTCGGCATTTGACTAACCGCCCCGACGGCAAATCGGCAATGTGACGATAAACGATTACGGCCGGAACATGTCACTCTGTTCAGACCCTTTCGAATCAAGAACGACGAACGATAAGGTGCCGTACCAGCCGACCAACGCCAACTCAGTTGTCCCTCGCTAACTCCAAACGCCAGCCGCCGACTCGATGAGATCGGTCTCGGCCAGAACCTGATGCTTGCGTGCGCGGTCCATTCGGTCAGCCACTCGGCCGAAGAGGCGATCCGCACCGCCGCAGCGTACCTTCGGAAGCAGGCATGATCCGCATCCTCCTGGTCCTTCTCGTTCTCGTATCCCCTGCGGCAGCTGAGCCGATCTTGGGCCGGGCGTCTGTGATCGACGGCGACACGATCGAAATCCACGGCGGGCGCATTCGCCTGTCGGGGATCGACGCGCCCGAGAGTTCGCAGCATTGCCGCAACCGATCGACCGGCGCCCCCATCCTGTGCGGCGGGCAGTCCGCCATGAAGTTGGCCGACCTGATCGGCCCGAGCGTCGTCGCCTGCACACCGGACGGCACCGATCGGTATGGCAGGACGCTTGCCCACTGTTCCGCCCGTGGCATCGATCTTGGCGACGCCATGGTGCGCAGCGGTTGGGCGCTCTCGTTCATCCGCTACAGCCACGAATACGACAGCGCGGAGGCCGAGGCGCGGGCCGCCAAGCGCGGCCTGTGGGGAACCGAGTTCGTCGAGCCTTGGGAATGGCGGCGGGCTCAGCGCTCCAGATAGCGCGTCGCCGTGTCGGCTCCGATTTCGTGGCCCTGCCGCCGAGCGATTTCCTGCGCCACCTTCGCCCAGAAATGCACCTGGAGGTCATCCGCGCTGGTCAGACGGCCAGCATCCCGGGCGAGCCGATAGGCGTGATCGCCGTGTTGGGCGATCAACTCCGCGGCCTGATCCTCCACCGCAGCGGCGTAGGCCTGCCGTCGGCGCCACCAGCCAAGAACCATTTTCCACATCCTTCAGCGCGGTCGACCCTCGGCGGGACACGCGGCCCCTTCGCTCGGGCGCCGAGGTTATTCCGAGCGGAACCATTCGGCGAACAGACGTCAGTTTGCCGCAAAATCCGGTCCCGATCGACCTAACGTAAGCATTTATTGGGGTTGCGAGAAGGCAACCGAAACGAGAGCATCGGCGCAGCGCGGGGGAGGTTGTCGATGCGTGGAGGTTGGGTGCTGGTGCTGGCGGTCGCGAGCGTTCTTGGAGCGTGTGTCCACGAACGGGTAGCCTTCCAAGCAGGGCCAGATCAGCAATCGATCACACGAGACGGCCAGCCGGCGATAGTGTCGCGAAGAAAGTCCTCGATCGTGCTCGTCCGCGCGGCAGCTCGCGAATTTGCTGCCGGCGCCCGGCCTGTGTTCGTGGTCGGCATCAACAACCTGACGAAACAGCCGCTGGAATTCCGCGTCGCGGACATCGAGGCCTACCAGCGCGCCGAGTCGTCTGAGGCTGCTCTGAAGGTGTTCACGTTCGAAGACCTCCGAACTGAGGAGCGCAACCGGCAGGTCGCAGCTGCTATCCTGACCGGGCTGGCCGCTGGGGCAAACGCGGCCGCCGCTGCAAACGCCGGCTATTATAACGCCAACACGACCGTCTATACGCCTCGCGGCGTCTATCAGGCCCACACCGTCGGTTACAGCCCAGCTGCCGCAGCGGTCGCCCAGGCGAACGCCAACATGCAGAACGAGGCCATGATCTCAGCCACCATTGAGCGTGGCCAAGCCAACATGGTGGCCCTCGAACGAGGGGTCATCAAGGACAACACGCTCCTGCCGGGCGAGTGGTACGGTGGCCAAGTCCATATTCAACCACCCGAAGGCTCTGACCAGAAGAGCTATCGGCTTGTCGTTGTCGTAGGCTCTGACCGGCATGAGATCAGCATTGCTCAGCAGCCGACGAGATAGCGGGTTCTTCAATGTCTGCGCTGCGATCGCCGCTCATCGTCGTTGCCGGTGTCCTTATCCTGGTGTCCTCGGCCGTGGCAGCGTCACGCGGCTGCGGGAGCCGCGGAGGGCCTGGATACCGAGGACCGGACGGGAAGTGTGTCGGCTGGGCCGAAATCGCCCGTGTATGCGGGAGCCCGCCTACGAGCCGATGCACACCGGAGAAATTGAGCGTCGGGGCTGACGAAGAAGCCGAACGGGGCGTAGCACGCACTCTCTTGCGGCAGCAGGGAAAGCAGTGATCAGGGTTTGCCGTCGGCGGATGCGGGATTTTCCTGATGCTGTCACCCTTATCCCCGAACCGGTGACCGCAGCCACTCGGAGAGCTTCGACCACCGCCGCCGGCCCGACACGTTGCAAACGGCGATGGTGACGGCCTTCTTCTGTCCGACCAGCACCACGAGCCGCTTGCCGCGGGTGACGCCGGTGTAGATCAGATTCCGCTGCAGCATGGTGTAGTGCTGGGTCATCACCGGGATGATCACCGCCGGGTATTCGGACCCCTGGCTCTTGTGGATGGTGGTGGCGTAGGCAGGCACCAGCGTGTCCAACTCGCCGAATTCGTAGGTGACGGCGCGGCCATCGAAGGTCGCGGTCAGCTCGCCGGTGCCGGAATCGACGGTACCGATGTAGCCGATATCGCCGTTGTAGACCTCCTTGTCGTAGTCGTTCTCGACCTGCATCACCTTGTCGCCGGGCGCGAAGGTCCAGCCGAACCGCTCGACCTTGTTCTCGCCGGCCGGGTTGAGGGCAGCCTGCAGCTCGATGTTGAGCGAGCGGGCGCCGATGCCGCCGCGGTTCATCGGGCACAGCACCTGGACGTCGCGGATCGGGTCGAGGCCGAAGCGGCGCGGGATACGCGCCTTGACCAGCTCGATGATGCGGCTGACGGCAACCTCCGGCTCCTCGGCGTGAACATAATAGAAATCGCTGTCCTCGGCGGGGCGGTCGAGCTCCGGCATCTGGCCCTGGTTGATGCGGTGGGCATTCACAACGATCCGGCTTTGCGCCGCCTGCCGGAACACCTCGGTCAGGCGCACCACCGGGATCGCGTCGGAGGTGATGATATCAGCCAGCACCTGTCCGGGCCCGACCGAGGGGAGCTGATCGACGTCGCCGACGATCAGGAGGGCGGCCCGGGTCGGCACCGCCTTGAGCAGGGCATTCATCAGCAGGATGTCGACCATCGAGGTTTCGTCGACCACCAGGAGGTCGCAGTCGAGCGGGTGGTCGGGGCCGCGCTTGAAGCCGCCGGTCTTGGGGTCGACCTCCAGCAGGCGGTGGATGGTGCGGGCCTCCAGGCCGGTGGCCTCGCTCATCCGCTTGGCAGCGCGGCCGGTCGGCGCACACAGGAGCAGCGCCACACCCTTGGCGGCAAGGATACGCAGGATCGAATTGACGATGGTGGTCTTGCCGACGCCGGGGCCGCCGGTGATCACCAGCACCTTGGAGGCCAGCGCCAGCCGCACCGCGGCCTTCTGGCTGTCCGCAAGGGTGAGCCCGGTCCGCCTTTCGATCCAGGGCAATGCCTTGTCCGCGTCGATCGCTGGCCAGGGTGGCGCGCCGGTGGCAAGGGCAAGCAGCTTGTCGGCCACCGCCCGCTCGGCACCATGGAGGCCGGCGAGGAAGATGCAGTCGACGTCGCCGACCCGGTCGGGCACCACCACGCTGTCGGCCAGTTCGAGGTCGAGCGCGGTGGCGATCAACTCGGCCGGCACTTCCAGCAGCTTCTCTGCCAGCGGCGTGAGGTCGGCCACCGGCAGGCCACAATGGCCTTCGTCCATCGCCTCGCTCAAGGCATAGGAGATGCCGGCGCGGACGCGGACCATGGCGGTTTTGTCGATGCCGAGCTTCATCGCGATGGTGTCGGCAGTCTTGAAGCCGATGCCGCGAATATCCCGCGCCAGGCGGTACGGGTTCTCGGTCATGACCTGGATGGCATCGGTGCCGTAGGTCTTGAAGATGCGCACCGCCCGCGCCGTTCCGACGCCGTGGCTGTGCAGGAACACCATGATCTCGCGCACCGCCTTCTGCTCGGCCCAGGCCGCGACGATGCGGTCGGCGCGGACGGGGCCGATTCCGTCGACCTCGCGCAAGCGGTCAGGCGTCTCCTCGATGACGTCGAACACCTTGTCGCCGAACGCACGCACCAGCTTCTTGGCGTAGACCGGGCCGATGCCCTTGATCATGCCGGAGGCGAGGTATTTCTCGATGCCATCCGCTGAGGCCGGTGGTGAGGTCTTGAGAAACCGCGCCCTGAACTGCTGGCCGTGGGTGCGATCGTTGACCCATTCGCCGGCGGCGGTGATCCACTCACCGGCCGAAATTGCCGCGGCGTGGCCGATGACGGTGATGACGTCCCGATGGCCGCGCGCCTTGATCCGCAGGACGCAGAACCCACTCTCGGCATTGTGGAAGGTGACGCGCTCGACGAGCCCGGCAAGGGCTTCTCGGGGAGGAGAATCCGGCAGCGCCTTCATGGCGGCCATTATCCCGAGCAGCGGGGAAATCGGAAGCTGCGCATCGACTCGCCACAGTTCCTAATTGCACAAGCGACATTCAACATACTAGAAGTGGATCGCCTCGGCCCGCTGCGGGTGCCACCACATGCCCAGCCGTTCAGCCTGTCATCTCTTCGCGATCGCCGCCTGTGTCGGTTCTTCGCTGAATTTGTCGACACGCGATGCGTCGGCGCTTCAGGTCTTTGAGTGTGCGCCGTTGGAAGGAAAAGGCGTGAGCATTGCCTCGGACGCACCCCGTTGGTTCGAGGATAGCTTGGGGCCCGTCCGGATAATTCTCGACAACGGCCGCTTCTACGTTTCCGTTGACAGTTACGTGCCTCCAGGCATGTCTTCAGTAATTGACGGCCGAAATCCCATCGAAGAGGCAACGGTGACCAGCGCAGATGATGACCACATAATCGCAGTTGTGATAAAAAGAAATGCAATAAATGTATTCAATTTTCACGTTAAATCACGAATGATAGTGCATATGAACTCACACATTAACAATATGGCCATGCCCGTTGTTGGCGAAAAATATCGTGCGACACGGTCCACCGTTTTCGTTTCCCATTGTCGGTGACGATACGGTCACCCCTCACCGCATGACGGCCGCCTTCACCGGGTCGACCTCCTGATCGTCGCCGGCGATCAGATCGGCCAGTGTGGAAGCCTCATTGCCCATCCACCCCTTGGTGCGTCGCGTCAGCGCCGCCCGCGTCGCCGGATTGTTTTGCTCCAGTAGGAGCTTGGCGAGGTCCGGGTCGAGCAACGCCTCGTCCAACAGCCGGCTGATGGCGTCGGCATGCGCTCGACGGACGGCCCGGCGCGCGGCCACCGCCGCGAGCGACGACACCAAGAACGGGCCGCCGATCTGGCCACGGTGCCACGCCAGGGTGCGGCTCATGACCGTCTCGGGCGTCAGGATGTTGCCGGGGCCGCCGGCTGCGGCCGGATTGCCGCCCACCGCCGCGGGCGGCCGGGGGCGAAGGTCGACGCCCTGAATGGCCTCGGCGATCTGGCGGATATTGGCGAGGTGCTCCGGGTTGTCGCGGTAAAGCCGCTCGGCCACCGCCACCGACCGCGGCTCGTCGAGGAAGCTTTTCATTGCTGCCGGCACCCACGGCCGCACGCCGGGCGTCGCCGGATCGGTGGCGCGGGCGTGCTTCTCCAGGCTTCTCCAGAACGCGGCCCGAGCACCGTCCACCGCGGCCGGGCTGTCGCCGGTGAACCGCAAGAGTTCGTCAGCGGCCTTGCCCGGCTCGTGCGAGCGCAGCACGCGCTCGAACGCCGCTTCGGTCGTCTCGTCAGCACTGCGCAGATACTGGCCGACCGTGCCGCGGCCCGGCCGCTCCGGCGTGCCCAGATCGCGCGCCAAGCCGGCCTCGGCGGTGGTCGCCTCGCCGAGCGTCCGGCGCAAGGCCGCGGCGTTGCCGAGCTCGGCCCGAAGCTCGGGGAACCGGCTGAACACCGTGTTGTAGCGGCCGAGATAGGCGTCGAGCCGCTCCGGATCGTCGAGCAAGCCGCGCTGCCGGACGTCGGACAGGACTTGATCTCGGATGGCGCCGCGGGTGCGCGGATCGTTCCCGGCCTCGCGAATGAGCGCCTCGAAGTCGGCGATGCGACCTTCGTCCGACTGCACGAACTTGTCCGGCACCGCCGAGTCCGGCTGCCGGTAGAGGCCTTGTTGCCGGTCGAGCGTCTGCGCGATGGCCGACTGTGGCCGGGTGAAGCGGTCGTTCAAGTCGCGGCTGACGGCGCGAGCGGCGTCATACTGGCCGCGCAACTCGGCCGGCAGCGCCGCGCCGAGATAGTCGTCGACGGCCGAAATGTACTGGTTGAGCACGCGAGCCCGGGCCGGGTCGCGCGCGATGCCGGCTTCGATCAAGGCGCTGGAGAGCGCCGACCGCAGGCCCGTCACCTCGCCGAGGCGCACATTCACGGTCGCGTCCGGCGCGGCTCCGCCGCCGAGGATGGCGTCGAAAATGGCGCGATCCTCGGCCGGCAGATCGGCGCGTGTCTGCGCCAACGCCGGATTGCGCGGCTGCACCCGTTCAATGATCGCGTCGGGAATCGAGACGATATCCCGCGGCACGAACGAGCGGCGCTCGGCCTCGGACAAGCCGCCGGTGACACGCTGGAAGGAGGCGGCCAGCGGCCGAATGTCGACCTCGCCGGCATCGGAGACGCCGCGCCACGCTTCCCGCTCGACGTCGCGAGCCGCCGCCTTCGCATCCTCCAATGCGCTCCGGATATCGGCGCCACGCGCGTCCGCGGTGGCGCGCACGGCCTGCAGCCGGTCGGCCGCTTGGTTGAACGTGGCTTGTGCCGCCCGCGTCCGGTCGGCGGCTTCGGCAAGCCGGCGGTCTCGCTCGACGGCCAAGGCGTTGCGCAGATCGGACGGCGATCCTTGCGGCGCCACGCCGGCCAGGGCGCTGTCAACCGCGGCCGTGTTCTCGGCGCGACGCTGGGCGAACAGGCCGGAATTCGGACCGGTGCTGCTGCGGCTTTGCTCCAGCGCGGCAAAGCCGGCGTTCCCGGTCCTGGCGGCCAACGTATCGCGGAAACCGGGAACCGCGTCGCCGACCCGCCGGCCGCGCTCGATGGCCTCGATGATCTGCCGCGTATCGCCGTCCTGCGACGCCGGGCCGACGTAGTTCTGCGCGAGCTGCTCGGCCGCCGCTTCTCGGACGACCTTCGACGTGTAGCTCGGCGAGCCGGTGACGGCGCGCGCCACGTCGGCCACCGCTGGGCCGACCGACCGGACCACACCGACGGCGCCGGCGCCGCCGAGTGCCCCGGCCAAATCGCCGATCTGCTGGCCGGTCGTCGGCTCGCGTCCTTCCCCAATCGCGCGATTGCGGCCGGTCAGCTCGCCGACTAGTCCAGCACCAGCGCCGGCAGCGGCCGCCGTCGTGCCCTCGCGCGCAACGAACTGGCCGGGCGCGGTGGCCGCAGACTCGACGAACTCGCGGACCAGCGGCGGCAGCTTGCGGGCGGCCTCGACGCCCATCTCGCCAGCGCGAAGCGCTCCAGCGACAGGCACAGTCGCCGCGCCGACCTCAATCCCGACGCGGCGCAACATGCGCTCGCCGAAGTTCTGCGCCGGCGGCGGCTCAAAGGCGCCGTAGCCGTTCAGCAGCTCGTCGATCTGCTTCGATCCGGCGACCGGCTTTTCGCTGCCGAGGCCGGCGAGGCTCAGCCCCGCATTGACCAGATCGACCGGCAGGCCGGCGACAGCCGCGACACCCTCGCGAACGCCGCGCGCAGCCTGTGACAATGGCGACAACACACGCTCGACAGCGAGTTGCGGAACGCCCGCCGCGGCGCGGCCGATCGCGCCACCGATCTGTCGCGCGAGGCTCTGGTGCGGCTCCGGGGCCGGCCTCATGGCGGCGGCCGCCGCCGGGTCCGCGGGGGCCGTGGTTGCGGCCGGGGACGGTGTGGCTGCGACAGGCGCACCAGCGGTGGGACCGGCCGGACGCCTTTTCATGTAGGCATGCGCGGCCCTGGCGGCGGCCTCGGGCGTCGTGACGCCGGCCACCTCGATCACGGTTCCGTCCGGCAGCTCAACTTCAATGACGTTCTGCGGCGAGGCGGTCATTGCGCCACCCTGCGAGCGCCGGCCTTCGGATTCGTTCAACGACGGCATGCGAGAGCTCCCTCGGTTCCAACGCTCACCAGCGGCTGAAGCGCGTCGACGGTCGCTCGCCGCCGTTCGCGGGCGCGGTCAAGAATTCGGCACGTCAATTCAACGCTGTGCATCGCGTTCCGGAATATGACCACGGTGTCCATGGCGTCGGCCCCCTGTCCGTCGAAACGCGACAGGCGCTGTTCCGGTGTCTCCGCCAGCATCACAATCAGCGTCGCGAAAGCCGCCATGGCGGCCTTGGTCGTCGCGGCCGAACACCCAACTTGCTCAAGCGGTGCTCGCATGGCGGCTTCAGCACAAACAAGCAATCCGAGGATGCGATCGCGTTGCTCAGCCGGGAGGGATACCTGTTCTATCCAGAGGACTCCCGCATATTCGAACGCCCACCGCAGACCGTGCGCAGCCTTGTACGCAAATGCGGCGGTTGCGCCTCGTTCCGCGTAGCCCGTCGCGTCCTTTAGGCCCGTACAGATGCGATCGATGTAAGGCCACATGTCGAAAGGACGTCGAGACATCGCGTTGGTCCTCAAAAGATCGCTGTCGTTTGCCCAAAGTAGGCGTTTCAGGTGTGCGCTAAAATGCCTCCCAAAAACGCCGGAAGCGCACACTTCGGGCAACGCGACTATGCTGCCGAAACCGCCACAACCACGGGGGCCGCTGTGCTCGACATTCATGCTCGCCGCGTTGTCGCGGCGTTGACCGTTCTTGCCGACGAAGTGCTCGATGCGGTGCCGGCCGATCGTCGGCCCCGCATCACGCGGTTGGTTGAACTGATGCGAGAGGACGCTGCCGCGTTGGCTGACGAACTGTCGCCGCGGCCGGTGCGCGCGGCGGTCGGCGCCGGGTCGAGCTGTGCGTCGGCCAGCGTCGCCGGGCGCCCGGTCACGCCGGCTGTCGGCGGCAACGTGGTGGCGTTTCCGGGACGTCGCCGCGGATGATCGCGCGGGAAAAGTTCGGGCTCGGCGCGAATTTCTATGAGCGCCCGGCGCCGCTTCTGTCATCGCGTTCGGACTACCCCCGGAGGGTGACCGGGGGCCGGGCCGGGGTGCTGGCGGGGCTCGCCGGCCAGCCCCGCCGCGTCGCTCGACGTGCGCGCATCGCATGCCCGCATGTCGCCCGCGCCACCGGCCCGAGGCGGGGATCAGCCGCTGGCGCGCCGCGCGCCGCCGGCCACGGGGCCAGCGACGATCAACCGATCTCGGCCTCTATCCGCGCCATCGCGACCGCGTCGGCGACTTCGTCGATGCTCTCCAGCTCAACGATGCACGCCGATGCGGCGGCTCGCGCGGACGCATGCCGCGACGCGGCGGTGAGCCGCCGCAGCTCGCCGATGACCCGGCGCCGCATCGCTGGGCTCGCGCCGTAGGAGCCGCAGGCCGTCAGGCACTCGACGCCCGCGCGAGCCTCGTTGGGATCGTTACCGCGTTCCGAGGCGGCAACCTCGGACATCGTGCACCAAAACGCACGGATTTCGTTTTCAAGCCTAGACATGCGTCCCTCCGACGGTTTACCGATGAAATGAGCATGTATGGGGTTTGCTTTTCTGTAAATAGCGGCCGCTTCCAGCGGTTTCGTATGATTTGTCTGATTTGTCATCAGACATTTTCTGACGAACGACATTTCAGAAAAGCGAATTTTGTTGAGACTGAACGCTCTAGTCGCATCGGGATTGTCTGACATTTTCATACTCGGCCACCGCCGCGCCGATGCCTTCGCCAGCATACGCGCGAATACGTACAGCATCGGGTTCGGCGCCCCCTCCGCCGTGGCGCGGCCGTGGCGATTGTCAACTTTCTCAAGATTGTTGACAGTTTCAGCCGAAAGCGCGAGACTCTGCATAGCCTTGAATGAAGGGAAAGCAGATGGCCAAGCACGAAGCGCTCGCCTACTACCGCACAAGCTCCGCCTCGAACGTCGGCGCCGACAAGGACAGCCTGGCGCGTCAAAAGGCGGCCGTTGAGGCGTATGCGAAGCGGGCCGGGCTGACGATCGTTGCCGAGTTCTACGACGCGGCCGTCAGCGGCGCCGACCCTGTCGACACCCGTCCGGGTTTCGCCGACATGCTGGAGCGGATCGCCGGCAACGGGGTTCGCAAGATCATCGTCGAGACGGCCAGCAGGTTCGCCCGCGATCTGATCGTGCAGGAAACCGGCCACAGCATGCTACAGCGCCTCGGGATCGAACTTATTGCCGCCGACAGCCCTGATAGCTTCGTTGACGAGACACCGACCGCGACGCTGATCCGGCAAATCCTCGGCGCCGTCTCTCAGTTCGAAAAGGCGATGGTGGTCGCCAAGCTTCGCGGCGCGCGGGACCGCAAGAGCCGGGAAATCGGCCGTCGCGTCGAAGGTCGCAAGCCGGTGCCGGCCGAAGCCATCGCGCTCGCCCGCCGCCTGAACCGGAAGAACCCTCGGACGGGCGAGCGGCCGTCGCTCCGCACTGTCGCCGCCAAGTTGGCCGAAGCCGGCTTCACCGGGCCGTCTGGTGCGCCCTACGGGGCCGAAAGCGTCAAGCGGATGCTGTCCACCTCGAATTGAGCGCTTCCTTAGCCGAGACCCTTGCAATCTCGGGCTGCACAAGGGGACACTGCATCTGACTTTTCCGGAGGGCGCGCCATGGTTCGGCTTGTTGTTTCTTCCCTCGCGCTTCTGACGGCGCTGACTTCTTGCGCCAACGCAGCACGAATCCGAGAGTTCAATGTAGGAAATTGGTCTGTAACAGCGTACAGCAACGATAAAACCGGCAAGTTTCAATCGTGCGTTTCTCTCGCTCCGTACAGGTCCGGCTACAATGTTCTATTTTCAATAAGCAATGATTTTCGATGGTCTCTTGGCCTATCGCGCAATAATTGGCATTTACCGTTGATGTCGAATCATAGATTTGCTTACAAAATTGATGATGGACCAGTCCGATTTGGAATCGGAGAAGCCATTTCAGATAAACTTGTTTTAGCAGAATTGCCAGATGATGTTGGTCTGTTTAACGAAATCCGTCGCGGATACGTATTATACATTAAGTCGTTAGATTCTGATGAATTTATGAAGTTTAATTTGACAAATACGTCTTCGATGCTCGCAGAGTTGCTTAATTGCGCAAAGAACCCTCTCGGCGCACCAACAGCGGCGCGCCCGACCCCACACCCCCCAACAGCTTCACGCGCACCTGTCGGCCCTTCGGCCGAAACGCGTCTTGAAGCCGTGACCTTCGCGACAAACGTCCTCAGTCTCGCCGGCATTACGGGATTCGTCTTCCTACAGCCCGATGCGATTCCACCTGAGCTAAAGGCGCACGATGCCGTTTGGGCGATAAAGGGCGAGGGCATAGGTTCGGTTAGAGTGATGGCCGCGGACCGTGAGACGACACCTGAGGCGATAAAGGCGGGCTTGTTCGCTGCCGACAGTTCACGCTGCAAAGGAAGGTTCGCTTCCGGAATCGCTCCAGCGGAGTCGAATGCTTCGGCGTTCAACCTGTTCACCGTCTGCGAGACGGACGAAGGTTACGCGACAAACTATGTCGTGCTCAAGCGACCGGCTGGGGGACACTACGTCTTGTCGACCGTAGGGAAAACGGCTGATCAGGTGAATTCTTCCGGAGCGGCGATCCAAAGAGCCGCGGTGCAAACCGTCAGTTCCCGCTAATTGGGATTTTTGGCAGCCAATTGCGCTCGGCTGCCGATTTCTTCGGCTTTGCTTCACACAGGCTCCGGTCAGCCGAACACGCCCCGATCCCGCTTCGATCGCGGCTTCGCCGGCGCGGCTTCGCCGGTGCGCGCCCGCCGCAAGCGTTCGATCTCACGGTCGAGTTCGTCGAGGCTCATTTCGTACGGCTGCTTAGGCGCCCCGCCATCGTCGCTCTTCGCGAACAAGTTCGCAGCACGCAACAGCGCCACGGACGCCGTTGCGCGGGCCGGTGCTGGCGCCCGCTTGTCGCGGGCCACGCTCAACGCTGCCCGATAGCCTTCAAACGCCCCGCGCGTGCGCAGGCTCCGCCCGAGCGCCTCTCGGAACTCGACCTCATCGTCGATCGCGGCGAGCTCTTCGAGCTCAGCGTCGAGGCCGTCGTCGGCTTCGCCTTCGTCGTTGGCCTTTGTCATCGGAAAATCCCTTCTCCTGTTTCGATCGCGAGCGCCAATCGCAATTCGACGATCTCGGCGTCGAGCGCCAGCAGCTCCGGACTGCGGCGCTCACGCGGCCGATCACCGCCCAGCAGATTCGCCGCAGCCTTGTCCTGGCGCCGCCGCTCACGTTCGGCGGCACGTTCGGCGGCCGAGCCGGGCTTGCGTGCGCGGTGCCAAGCCTCGTGACGCGCCCTCTCCTCCGGCGTCATCGCGGCAAGGCGAGCAGCACGCTTCGCCCGACGCCACTCCAGATGCTCCAGCTTGCGCGCCAGCGCCGCGTCGGCGCCGGGGCCGTTCTCCGGCCACCGGGGCTTATGCCACCCGTCACCGCCCGGCACACGGCCACCGTGAAGCCGGCAACGCCCATTGGCCAACGGCAAGTTCTGGCACGGCTGGCCATCCGTCCGCCGCTTGGCGCCGCATTTTGGCCGGAGATGGCGGGTCGCGTTGAATTTCGCGAGCGCGGCGTCGGCCACCTCTCGGAATTCGCGCGAGCGCGCCCACAATTGGCGACTGTTAAGCTTCACCGATGCGCTCCGCCCAAACGCCCGCATAAATTATCCCGTATGACGCGGCGACCGGATATTTTATCCGCCGAATTGTCGGCCTTGTTTGTTGTCGAAAACCACCGTGCCGTTTTTCTGAAACGGCCGCCTTCCGCCCGTGGGGGCGGCGGCTTGTCGGTGCCGACAGCCCCCCGTAGGGCGACAAGCACCGACAAGCGACAAGCATTGATTTCATTGAGTTTTTTCCGCCCTTGTCGCTTGTTTTCTGCCGACAAGCACCGACAAGCAAACCGGAATGAACTAACTCATTGTTTTGATGGATATTTTGCTTGTCGCCGACAAGCGACCGACAAGCACCGACAAGACCTGCGATCGGCTTGTCGCCGACAAGCACCGACATGCGATCGACAAGGCCGAAAAGGGCGACAAGGCCGGTGAAAGTCATTTTCCGCCTTCCTGTGTGACGCGGCTCGTGTGTGACATGTCATACGTGTCCTCGGCCGGAATTCGTTCGATCCATAGCGGCGCCTTGTCGCCGGAGCCCCGCTTTGAAATTCGGATCAGGACTTTTCGGCCGCGGTGGTCGACGCAAATTCCTTGACCCACGAGCGCCGACCGAACCTCTCCGGTAATCGTCGGCCGACCTGCGGCCTTGATCAGGCCGGCGTCGCGCATCCGAGCGCCGATGACCTCCCAATTCCCGCCGAGCCCGATTTCGTCGTCGTCGCCCATCAGCTCATTGGCGATGCGGGCGACTTGCTGTGCTTTGGCTTGGTCAACCGGCTTTTCGCCGGCGGCCGCGGCCAGGGCTTTGACGTCCACCAGCTCCAGCACCGGGGCGAAGTCGCCGGCCATCTTGAGCGCCTCGCGCGGGTTGCCCTCGAACAACACCTCGGCCGTCGCTGGCCGAGTTCCGAGGCCGTTTCCAACCGGAGCGCTGACACGCCGGAACACGAGAGGCCCCGTCGGCACCTTGTCGTGGCTGACTTTCGCGTAGTCGAGCCGGATCAGGCGCTCGGCCGGCGTGACGCCCCAAGCCTTTTCGTCGCCATCGCCGGTCACGTTGCAGAGTGTGAAGGCGCTGCGCACCTTGCCGACAGCGGCGAAGCCGCCACGTCCGGCCGCCATGTCGCCCTTGTTGTCCCGCGAGGCTTTCGAGGTGTGGTGAACGACAAGGATGCTCGTCTGCCGACGTGTCGCGATCCGCGCCAGCTCCTGCAGCAAGGCGTCCTGATCGTCGTTGCTGTTCTCGTTGCCGCCCGCACTGAGGCTGATCTGCGGATCGAGGACGACCAGCACGGCCCCGTGTTCCGCAATCACGCTCTCGAGCGCGTCGGCGCCCGGTGCTCGCTTCATCGCACCACGCTCGCCGTCGCGGCGGACGATCGTCAGGGTTTGGTGGTCAATCCCCGACCACAGCACGATCGGGTGTTTCATGTCGGCTGCGGTGATGCCGTAATGCCGCTGGGCAGCAGCCAACCGGCGGCGCATTTCCGCTTCCCGATCCTCGGCGTTGTAGACGATGACCGCACCAGAGCGATGCAAGCGCTCCGGGCTGATCGGGTTTCCCGATGCGTCAGCGCCGCGGAGAAGCTGTTCGTTGCCCGTCGCGACGGCAAGAGCATCGCGAAGCGCGAAGGTGGATTTTGAGATTCCGGGCTCGCCGACGCACTGGGCAACATCGCCGATCGGCAAGCGGGGGCACACCAGCCATTCGCGCACCGACACCGCGGACGTGTCCACCACCCCGCGAACGACCGTTAACGCCGGGCTCGCGAGCATCGGTGCCGAGCCCTCGGCCTGCTCGCGAGCCCGGCGCGCTGCGATCTCGAACGGGTCCTCGGTGTCCTCGATGACGTCGAACCACAGCTCCGCCCGGCTGAACTTGCCGCCGCTGTGCTGCTCGGCCAACTCATACAGCCACGAGGCACCGCGCCGGAACGGCGGCTTGCACCGCGCCCATTCCGCGGTCACGTAATCCGGATCGTTGGCTTCGCCGTCCGGGTCCTCCCAGCGGGCCGACCACTCGTGGAACAGCTCCAGCGCGTCGTCGGGGTGGTCCGGCAACGCGGCCTTGATGGCGTAGCCGAACCCTAGCCAAGCCTCGCGCGTCGGGAACAGCTCGGTTCGGTTCGGCGTAGCCTCGACGGCGCGGCGAACGTCCTCCAGCCGCCCCTGCAGCGAGGACTGGTCGACGTCGCCCTTGCCGCCCTCCAGCACCAAAGGTTTGCTGGCCGGCATGGCCGCTCGGATCGCCTCCAAGACGGCCAGGATGGCTTGAGGCTCGAACACCGGCAGATCGTCGAGCCGCACCGGCGGGCGCGGCCAGTGGTAGGGCTTGCGGGTTTTCGGATGCGTCCCGGCGGCAACGAACTGTCTGCCGTCGGTCAGAAGCTCGACGCGGAAGCGCGACCGGCCCCTGTCATCGCGCTCGCCGAATTCCACGCGGGCGTAGCGCATCGGTTCCAACGATCGACACAAATAGAGCGCCTTGGGGTCCTGCCCAATGCGCACCGGCAACAGGCCGAGCTTCTCCTCGATAACGCTCCGAATGGTGCGGGCTTGGTCGAGGTCGAGAGTGTCGGCGTCGATCGCCACCAATCCGTCAGCGCCACCGCACTTGATGCCGACACCGGCGCCCATGCCCGCCCAACGCTGCAGATCGGCCTCAGTGGATTCCCAAGACGCCCAATCGAACGAGCACCACTTGCCGTCTCGGCCCTTGACGCCCGGCGTCTTGCCGCGGCCATCGTTGCGAGGGTCTTTCTTGATGCGCTGGTGGAGCGTCGAGTGCTCCGACAATTCAGCATCAACCGGGACGATCGGCACCAGCCGGCGATATCCAAGCCGCCAGAACTCGGCGAACCTCCCGGGCGGCACGACGGGTGCCGGCGCCGGCACGGGACCTGCCGGCTGCGACTTCTCGAATACAGCTGGTGACAGCCGCGACGTATTTCCGCCAGCCGGCGGCAGCTTCGGCGCCCGCGCAAGCAATTCGCTGAAGTCGGCCGCCGAATTGCCCGCGGCGCCCGGCCGTGCTAAAGGATTGACGCTCACGATAATTCCCTTTCCGGCCGGTCGCTCGTTCCCGCGAGCGCCGGCCTTCTTGCTTCAAGACCTGGAATTGTCGACGACGAGCCGTAGTGTCGGCTGCGAGCGGCGTCGTTCCTGAACGGCGGCTTCGCGTTTCGCGGCCTCTTGCTCGGCCAACATCGCGGCAATGCTCGCGGTGGTGACGTAAAGCTGTCCGCCTGCGGCCGCCCTGATGCCGTCGAGACGGCATGCGCCAACGTTGTTTCGCACGCGGGATGTCGACCACCCGAGCAAGTCTGCCGCCTCTCGCACCGACACCGCGAGGCGCGTGCGCCAATCCGATGAATTCTCAATTCGGGTTTCGTTGGTGCTCAACATCGGCCGCCCTCTGAAGCGTGTGAAGGCGCCATCATCGGCGGTTCAGGTGTGCGCTGCGATGGCCGATTTTCGGGCGTCTTCCGCACACCTCCGCCACGTTTGCAGCAAACCGAGCTGGACCAGCGAGGCCGACACTTTCTCGGAGGCACACGGCCCGAGGATTTCCGCCACGCGTGCCGGAAGGTCGCGCTCTGCATCGAGCACGTCCACGAGGTCGCACCCCGTGACCCGGTCGAGGTCGCGGCGCTCGCGCCGTGTGATCCGATAAAGCTGGTGAAGCGCCCGAACCCGATACACGTCGGCGATCAGGGTCGCTCCGACGAGGTCAGGGTTTCCTAACGCGAAGAGGTGAATTCTATATGCGCGCAAAGCACGCCGCACCGCGTCGCGTGAAAGGCCATCCGACGGCCCCTTCCGCTGAAGATTGGATTCGGTGGGTTGCCGCACGCCGGCGTTGAGAAGCGCTTGGGCAGCTACGCATTGCGCATTCTCGGTTTCCCCTCTTGAGAATAGGCAGGTGGCACCGATCACGCGCTGGTGCAGCCATCGAAGGGAATTCTGCGAGTCCTGCGGTGGTTGGGGAACCGTTGCCTCGCTGTTCAACCACGCGGCGCGGATTTCTATCACGCGCCGCTCGACCGCTGCCGCGGTCCCGGGCGACATCGGCTCCTCGAAACAGCCCGGAGGAACCCCGGCCGCCAGAAGCTCGCGGATCGCCTCTCGGTGAAACACGTCGGTCATTTGCTCCAGCACCGATCGGTATCGCTGCCAGTAGCCGCGCTCATAGGCCGACATGCCGGCCGTCGGTTCGACCGGCGGGAACCAGTGCGCCGGTGTCTCTTCGCGGTTCAGCCGCGCAAACCCGGCCGCAAGGAACGCAAACGCTGATCGCGGGTTCGGGTGGTCTACGCTGCGGGGGCCGTCGGACCGGGGCATGCCCATGGCCGGCGCCTCAGGCAAACACGTCGACCGCGGCCGACGCCGACGCCGACGCCGACGCCGTGCGGGCCGCTCGCGCCGCCTCGCCGCGATTCGACCGTGCCCACGGCCCCGAAGTCCTGGCCTCACGGTCAAGCAGCGCGTCGACATCCGCCTTCCGGATAAGCGTCCGGCCGCCGACTTTGATCGGCCGCAGGTCGCCACGCTCGAAGAGATTGTAAACTGATGAACGCGACACCCTGAGATAGGCCGCAGCTTCGGGGACCGTCAGCGCGCCGAATCCACACGGCGGCGCCGGAACACCTTTCCTGCTTCGCGATTTCACCGTTCCCACTTTGGGCCTCCGTAAAATGATGGATTGGCAATATAGCTGGCGTTTGGAAACAAGTAAACAGTTGAGGACGGCGCTCTTCTCAGCAACGCCGTGTCATACAATTTGCCGCCCGCTGTTTAAGTGATCCCGTGTCTTACATTTCTCCGCAGCGTGTATGACACGTACTTAGCGATAATTCGCGAGATAGGCGGGAAGGCAGCTTTCTGATTAAAAAACAAAAGGTTACACCAGCACGAAAACCCAAGTCGGCGTGCGATCTGTCCGACGCGGCCACGCCCAAACTCGAATTTTCCGCGTCCGATGCGGGTGCGGCGCTGGGATTTGAAATCAACGAATTCGGCAACGACAACGACCCCGGCCAATCGAGCCAGGGCGCAAGTCGCGGATTTTGCTATGAAATTTTGGCGCTCCCTAGGGAAGCGCCTATTTCAGGCAATGGCAATGGTTTAGGTCACAATTTGGGGTCAGAGCGAGGCATTGATTCTCAATGCAATTCTGAACTCTCCCCCAAACTCCAGAGCGGCCCGAACACCCCCAAGAACGAGAACCCCGCGGCCGGTGGCTCGGCGCGCGGGGTCAGTCGTGACGCTCCTGCTCGGCAGCAGAACACCGACAACGGTAGCCGGGGCAGCGGGCGCCGGCAAGAAGCTCGCCGGCCCGTCAGCGTCTATGACGGCACCCGCCGGGCCGGCCGGGTGGAGCCCGCTGGCGCCGGCTTTGCGGCCTTCGATGCCGACGACGCCCCCCTCGGCGTCTTCGCGACGTTCAAGGCCGCGGTTGCGGCTGTGCCGGCGGTGGGGGTGCGTCATGGCTGACGCCTTCCGCAACTTCGCCAGCCCGACGTCATCGAAGGCCGGCTTCCTCGCGATGTGTCAGGCCGCTGGCGTCGATCCCGACAGCATCCCCGATGCGCCGGGCGGACGCGCCCAGTCTCCCGACAGACCGATTGTGCGTCGCTTCCCGCCGCGCCGGCACCCGCGCTCGCCTGACCACGAGGCATCTCGCAGGCGTCGCCGCATGCTCGGCAGCTCGTCGCCCATGCCGTCCGACTTGCGCGCCCTGTTCACCGAGGGCGAGCGCGCCGTGCTCGCCATCATCGCGGGCGACGTGAAGCACCGCGGCATCAGCGACCGGCCCAACGATCAGATTGCCGCGCTCGCCGGCGTCTGCCGCTCCACCGTGCAGAACGCGCTGCGCGCGGCCGGCCGCCTCGGCCTGATCAAGGTGACCGCGCGTCCGCGCCCCGGTCAGAAGAACCTGCCGAACCTCATCGAGATCGTCTCGCCCGAGTGGCGGGCGTGGATCAAGTGCGGCCCGACCGCACACCGCCCGATAGGGTTCAAAACGGCCAAAACGGTGAGCCCCACGAAGAGCACAGATGTTTCTTCCTGCAGCGTCGCCGCAGCGAAGACCACGCAAGAGGCTTGGCGATGGGAGCCCGGGGCGAGGTCGAGCCCGCACCTGCGTCGGTAGGGCTGCCATCATGGGACTTCAGTCCGCAGCAGCCATCACCACGGCATCCGACACGACGCACTCAGAGGCGCCGTTCGAGGCGGCATTCGACGCGCTGCAGCAGCGTGGCCCGCAGGGTGTGCCGGCCGCGAGGCGAGGCGCGTCGGGGCGACGGCGCCGCCCCCGGGGGGTGGGTCAGAACTTCCAGGAGAGCCGCCGGGACCGGCATGCGCATCTCCGCGTAAAGTTTCGAGGGTTTTCAGATTTTCCGCCCGATCTGGCGAGGCCAGCGAGCATACATCCCGCCTCAAGGCCAGAGGTGCGGCACCATAGATCACAGAAGCGCGGAATGCATTGTAATAGATTGGAACGTTCGTCAGTCCACCCTGCAAGTTATTGATGCACTCTGCAATCCTCGTCTAATCTATTGCAGCACGTAAACTTCTTGCTTCGGTGGATGCATGTTCGACGACATTCGCAAGTTGCTGGGGCTCGAGACCAAGGCCGCGGGGCCGGTCTCGCTCACCGCGTCCTCGCCCGAGCTGCTTGCCCTGTTCGGCGCCGCGCCGACCGCCGCCGGCGCCGTCGTGACGCCCGAGACCGCGCTGCGGGTGCCGGCGGTGGCCTGCGCCACCCGCGCGATCGGCGAGGCGGTCGCCTGCCTGCCGCGCTCCGTCTACCGGGTGGCGGCCGATGGCTCGCGGGTGCCGGTGCCCGATCATCCCGCCCAGGCGCTGCTGTCGGGCGAGTGGAACGACTGGACCGGCGCCTATGACGGCTTCCTCGGCGCCACCATCGACGCGCTCACCAACGACGCCGGCGCCCTGGTGTGGGTCAACCGCGTCAATGGCGCGCCGCGCGAGCTGATCCGCTACCGGCCGGGCACGTTCAGCGTCACCCGCGACGCCGCGACCGGCGAGCCGGCGTTCAAGCTCAACACCGCCGACGGCCCGCGCGAGCTGGCGGCCGGCGACTGCATCGCCGTGACCGCGTTCGGCGCGGTCGGCCGTGCGCCGCTGACGCTCGCCCGCGAGGCGATCGGCCTCGCGCTGGTGATGGAGCGCCACGCCGGCAAGCTGTTCGCCGCCGGCGCCCGTCCCGGCGGCGTGCTGAAGTACGGCAAGACGCTCGGCGAGGCGGCGCTGAAGCGGCTCAAGGACAGCTTCCAGGCGGTCTACAGCGGCACCGACAAGAGCGGCAACACCCTCATCCTGGAAGACGGCATGGAGTTCATGCCGCTGACCTTCAGCTCGGTCGACCTGCAGTTCCTCGAGCTGCGGCGCTATCAGGTGCTGGAGATCGCGCGGGCGTTCCGCGTGCCGCCGCACATGCTGTTCGAACTCGAGCGGGCGACCTGGGGCAATGTCGAGAGCCTCGGCCGCGAGTTCCTGGTGTTCTGCCTGCAGCCGATGTTGCGGGCCTGGGAGTCGGCGCTGCGCCGGGCGCTCTTGACGCCGGACGAGCGCAAGTCCGGGCTGGTGATCGAGTTCGACGAGGACGACCTCACCCAGGCCAACATCGCCGATCGCGCCACCGCCTATTCGCAGCTCATCGCCGCGCGCGTCATCAACCCCAACACCGCCCGGACGTGGGAGCGGCTGGCGCCCTATCCCGGCGGCGAGGTCTACGCGAACCCGGCGATCACCCCCGGCGCCGCCGCCACTCCGGGGGCGACGTCATGACGGTGCGCGTCGAGATCAAGGCAACGCTCGCCGTTGACGAGGCCGGGCTGATCACCGGCCTCGCTTGGCCGTTCGGCTCGCCCGACCGGGCCGGCGACGTGATGCAGCCCGGCGCCTTCGCCACCGCCAAGGCGCCGCTGCCGATGCTGTTCGGGCATGACCCGAACGACGTGGTCGGGGCGTGGACCGACGTCACCGAGGACGCGGTCGGCCTGCACGTGACGGGCCGGCTGCTGGTCGACGACATCGCCCGTGCCCGCGAGGTCCGCGCCATGGTGCAGGCCGGCGCCGTCACCGGCCTGTCGATCGGCTTCATCGCCCGGAAGGCGGCGCCGCGCCGCGGCGGTGGCCGCACCATCGCCGCCGTCGACCTCGCCGAGATCAGCCTCGTTTCCATTCCCTGCCATCCCGGCGCGCGGGTGACCGGCGCCAAGTCCGCGGCGGCAGCCCTCGCGCTCGCCGACGCGATCAACCGCGCCGCCGCGGCGCTGAAGAGGTGAAGACCATGACGACGCATATCCGGCCGCTGCCCGGCGGCATCGAGTTGAAGGGCGAAGGCGCCCCGCCGGCCGACGACGCGGGCGACCTCGTCACCAAGGCGCTCGCCGACCTCACCAAGACCGTCGACGACCGCCTGAAGGGCCTCGAGGCGAAGACGGCGACCGCCGACAAGCTGGCCGAGCGGCTCGACAAGATCGAACTCAAGCTCAATCGCCCCGGTTCGGGCGATCCGGAGCCGGACAAGACGCCGGCGCTCGAGACCAAGGCGTTCGAGGCGTTCCTGCGCACCGGCCGCGAGGCGATGGGCGATGTCGAGCGCAAGGCGCTGCGGCTCGCCGACGATTCCCAGGCCGGCTATCTGGCGCCGCCCGAGTTCGTCGCCGAGATCGACAAGAACCTCGTGCTGTTCTCGCCGGTGCGCCAGGTCGCCACCGTGCGCAGCACCTCGGCGCCCAGCGTCACCATGCTCCGCCGCGCCAGCGCCGCCTCGGCGACCTGGGTGGCCGAGGACGAAGACCGGCCCGAGACCACGGTCCAGTACGGCGCGCAGAGCTATCCCGTGCACGAGCTGGCGACCTATGTCGACGTCTCGCTGCAGATGCTCGAGGACGCCGCGATCGACGTGGCCTCCGAACTCGCGCTCGAGTTCGCCGAGGCGTTCGGCCTCGCCGAGGGCACGGCGTTCGTCACCGGCTCCGGCGTGAAGCGTCCGATGGGCTTCATGGCCGACACCGGCGTCTCCTACACCCCCGGCGGCGATGCCAGCGTGATCAAGCCGGACGGCCTGATCGACCTCTACCATGCCGTCAAGCCGGCCTACCGCCTCAACGGCGTGTGGATGATGAACTCGGCGACGCTCGGCGCCATCCGCAAGCTGAAGGACGGCCAGGGTCAGTACCTCGTCCAGACCGCCGCGGGCCTCGCCGGTGCGCCGGCCACCACCATTCTCGGCCGCCCGGTGGTCGAGGCGCCGGACATGCCGGATGTGGTCGCCAATGCCTTCCCGATCGCGTTCGGCGACTTCAGCGTCGGCTACCGTATCTTCGACCGCATCGCGCTGTCGATCGTCCGCGACGACTACACCCAGCGCACCAAGGGCCGCGTCCGCTTCCACGGCCGCCGTCGCGTCGCCGGCGGCGTCCGCCGGGCCGAGGCGATCCGGAAGCTCAAGATCGCCACCGCCTGACCAGCAGCCGCAGGAGACATCACCATGCGCAGCCTCTCGCCCAATCTCGGGCCGGTCCTGGCGATCGGCCCCGCCACGCTCTCGGTCGACAACGCCCCGGTGGCGATCGACCTCGCCGGCTTCAATGCCGCGGCGATCCTGATTGCTGTCGGCGCCAGCGGCATCGCCTTCGACGCGACCAACAAGATCGAGTTCGTGCTCAAGCACGGCGACACCGCCACCCTCGCCGAGCACACCGCGGTCGCGCCGGCCGACGTCGTCGACGCCACCGTCGCAGCCGGCGGCATCGTCAAGGCGCTGACCGCGGCGCATCCGGCGGCCGACGTGACCAAGCTCTCCTATGTCGGCGGCAAGCGCTTCATCAGCGTGCTCGCCGACTTCTCCGGCACCCATGGCACTGGCACGCCGATCTGTGTGGCGGTGGTCAAGGGCCATCCCGCCAACGCGCCGGTGGCGTAGCGGACATCGCATCGTGAGGCGCCGTGCGGGGCCGGCGCCTCCCGAACGGGGGCACGGCTTGCAGGCGACCCAAGTCGTGCCCCCGGCCCCCGAACACGAGAGAGACCATGCGCCTGATCCGCATCACGCCACCGGGGACGTCACCGGTCAGCCTGCAGGAAGCCAAGGCGCACCTGCGCCTCGAGCATTCGGATGACGATGCCCTGATCGACCACTATCTGCAGGCCGCGGTGCAGCGGCTCGACGGCCGCGACGGCTTCCTCGGCCGGGCGCTCATCACCCAGACCTGGAAGCTGCTGCTCGACGGCTTTCCCGACGCCATCACGGTTCCGCTGCCGCCCTGCCAGGCGGTGGCCGAGATCGCCTATGTCGACGCCGCCGGCACCGTGCAGACGCTGGCGGCCGACGCCTATCAGGTGTTCGGCCTCGCCGATGCCGCGCCGGCCGGCATCGTGCCGGCCTATGGCAAGGCCTGGCCGGCAACGCGCCCCATGCGCGAGGCGGTGGCCGTCACCTTCCGCGCCGGCTACGGCGACAGCGCCGCCGACGTCCCGGCGCCGCTCCGCACCGCCATCCTGCAGCTCGCCGCCACGCTCTACGCCAACCGCGAGACGATCACCGCCGGCGCCGTGGACGAGCTGCCCGATGGCGCGCTCGCGACGCTCGCCGAGCACCGTGTGTGGGCGTTCTGAGATGGCCAAGGACGCCCGCCCCTCCGCCCGCGCGCGCGGCTACACCCGCAAATGGGAACAGGCGCGCAAGGCGTTCCTGGCCGCGCACCCGACCTGCGCCTGCGGCGCGCCGGCCACCATCGTCGACCACAAGACGCCGCATCGCGGCGACCTCAAGCTGTTCTGGTCGCGCTCCAACTGGCAGCCGATGTGCGTGCCCTGCCACGGCCGCAAGACCGTGCGCCAGGATGGCGGCTTCGGCAACGCGCGCTGCGAGGCGTGGGCGCCGCGCGGCGCCTGCGACGACACCGGCCGGCCGCTCGACCGCGGCCACTGGTGGAACGGGGGACGCTGACCATGGGCGCGCGCGGGCCGAAGCCCAAGCCGACCACGCTCCGCGTGCTGGAGGGCAATCCCGGCCGCCTGCCGATCAACCACGCCGAGCCGCAGCCGACCGGCGAGGCGAGCTGCCCCGACCACCTCTCCGACGACGCCAAGACGAAGTGGCGCGAGATCATGGAGAGCGTGCCGCCGGGCATGATCACCGTCGCCGACGCCGGCCTGCTCGAGGCCTATTGCGAGGCCTGGGCCACCCACAAGGCCGCCTCCGAGGAGATCGCCGCCAGCCGCGACCTGTTCGGCAAGACGCTGCTGCGCAACGGCAAGCCCTCGCCGCTGCTCAAGATCCGGACCGAGGCCGCCAAGACCATGGCGACGCTCGCCACCCGCCTCGGCCTGTCGCCGGCCGACCGCAGCGGGCTCAAGCTCGGCACGCCGAAGGCGAAGGGCAAATGGTCCGATCTGATCGCGTGATCCGGTTCCTCGAGAACCTGACCAACACCATGGGGCCGGCCGCCGGCAAGCCGTTCCTGCTGCGCGACTGGCAGAAGGCGATCATTCGCCAGATCTACGATCCCGTGCGCGACGACGGCCACCGCGCGGTGCGCCAGGTGCTCATCACCATGCCGCGCAAGAACGGCAAGACCGAGCTGGCGGCCGGCCTCGTGCTCTATCACCTGCTCGCCGATGGCGAGCGGAACGGCCAAGTCTATTCGGCCGCCGCCGACCGCGCCCAGGCCGCCATCGTGTTCAACGCCGCCGCCTCCATGGTGCGCGCCGATCCCGAGCTGGAATCGATGGTCAACATCATCGATTCCACCAAGCGCATCGTCCATTACGCCTCAGGCAGCGTCTATCAGGCGCTCAGCGCCGACGCCCGCACCAAGCACGGCTTCAACGCCTCGGCGATCATCTATGACGAGCTCGCCCAGGCGCCGAACCGCCAGCTGTTCGACGTGCTGACCACCTCGACCGCCGCCCGCGCCCAGCCGCTGACCATCGTCATCTCGACGACCTCGAGCGACCCCACCCACGTGATGAGCGAGCTGGTCGAGTACGGCAAGAAGGTGCGCGACGGCGTGATCGCCGACCCCACATTCGCCCCCGTGATCTATCAGGCGCCGCCCGAGGCCGACCCGTGGGACGAGGCGGTGTGGCACGCCTGCAATCCCGCCCTCGGCGACTTCCGCTCGATCGACGAGATGCGCACCTTTGCCGCCCGCGCCAAGCGCGTGCCCTCGCTCGAGTCGGTGTTCCGCAATCTCTATCTCAACCAGCCGGTCGACGCCGATCAGCGCTTCCTGTCGTCCGCCGATTGGGACGCCGGCGCCGTCCCGGTCGACCTCGAGCAGCTTGAGGGCCGCCCGTGCTTCGGCGGGCTCGACCTGTCCTCCACGCAAGACCTCACCGCCCTGGTGCTGGTGTTCCCTGACGACGACACTCCGCCGTCCTATGACGTGCTCGCCTGGTTCTGGTCCGCCGGCGACACGCTGCGCGAGCGCGGCGAGCGCGACCGCGTGCCCTACGCGCTGTGGCGCGATCAGGGCTACCTCGAGGCGCCGCCCGGCCGGGCGATCGACAAGGGCGCCGTGGTGCGCCGCCTCGCCGAGGTGACCTCGCACTTCGACGTGCGGGGCATCGCCTTCGACCGCTGGCGCATCGCCGACCTCAAGAAGGCGCTGGCCGACGACGGCCTCGAGGTGCCGCTGATCGATTGGGGCCAGGGCTTCAGGGACATGGCGCCGGCAGTCGACGCGCTCGAGACCGCCGTGTTGACCGGCCGGCTGCGCCATGGCGGCCACCCGGTGCTGCGCTGGAACGCCGCCAACGCCTGCATCACCCAGGATCCGGCCGGCTCACGCAAGATCGACAAGGCCCGCAGCACCGGCCGCATCGACGGCCTGGTCGCCCTCGCCATGGCCATCGGCCTCGCAGAGCGCACCTCCGGCCCGGTGCGCAGCCCCTACGAGGACCGCGAAGGCGGGTTCCTGGTCCTGTGAAAACCGGGGCCAAGGGGGAACGGGTTTCCCAGGCGGGCCGGCCGAGAATTGTGCCGAGGGGGAACAATTCTCAAGGGCCAGGGCAGCGCGGCGAGACAGCAAACGCCAATGCCGCCCAGGCTCTCAAGGACGCGGCCTGACGGCTGTCTCCCGCGATTCTGGGGCTTTGGTCGTGGAAGACCGGAGGGGGCGACGGGCGCCCCCTCCACCCTCCATGAAATGTTGCGAAACTCGGCAAAATTGGCGCTATTCCATGTGGATAGCCGGGTGATCCGCCCCGCGTGCGTCAACAAGCCGGCCCGCTGGGCTGCACTCAAGCTCGCGGCACCCCCTCGTGAAGAACGGTGTGGTGAGATAGAATGCCTATGAGGGTAGATGGATGAGCGCCGAGTACCGGTTCAAAATTGATGGCGCCTACACGCCGGCGACGCTCCCGATGGAGCGCCTTGCCGAGTACATCAGTGCGCTTGCGCGCCTTCTCGGCGAGGGTGCCCAGGTTCATTTTCGCGGAGTTGCGGAAGGGTCGGCAGTGTTGGTCGCCGACGTTGACGAACCGGCTCGCCCGAAGGTGCGCGACCGTTTCGACAGTGTCCGAACCGGAACAGGCCCAAGGGAAGCAGCGAAGGCGTTCGCGGAGTTGGATGACCTGCTTCGAGCAGACAACGCAACGGGAAGTCTAGCCACCGACACCCCGTGTAATGTCATACCTTTCCCCGGCAAAAATCGTCCGATGCCGATCACATTCGGGCCGTTCACCCAGGAAGGAACGCTCGACGGCGAGGTGATCCGGGTCGGCGGCAAGGATGTCACCGTTCCGGTGAACCTCCGTGATCCGAGCGGCTGTGTACTGACCGGCCTCTACACGACAAGGGAAATCGCCCGCGAACTCGGGCACCTCCTCTTCGGCCCCACCATTCGGGTTTACGGCACGGGAAAGTGGCGGCGTTTGGCAGAGGGAGTTTGGCAGCTCGACGAGTTCAAGATCGTCAACTTTGAGAAGCTGGATGATGCCCCGCTGACTGACGTGGTCGCTCGGCTGCGAAGCGCCAAGGGAAGCCAGTGGCGAGAACGCGCCGACCCAGTCGCCGAAATCCTGGCGGACCGCCACGATGAGGATGCCCCGTGATCGTCGTGTTCGATACCGCGGTCCTGGTGTTCGTGGTCGACGAACACGCGAAGGCGCCTCTTGATCCTGCGACCAAGAAGCCCGTGACGGACTGCCAAGCGCGGGTCAACCACCTGATCGCGACGCTGCAACGTGAGCGGGCCACCATCATCATCCCCACGCCGACGCTGGCTGAAATTCTTGTCGGGGCGGGGCCGGCAATGGCAGAGTGGCTTTCGACGCTCCGCCGCACCAAGCACGTCAAAATCGTTCCCTTCGACGAACGCGCTGCGATCGAGCACGCGCTTCGCGAGGCCGACAGAAAAGCGGCACGTGCCGCCGGAATGCCGCGGGCCAAGGCGAAGTTCGATGACCAGATCATTGCCATCGCGGTGACCGAGCGCGCCAGCGTCATCTACTCGGACGATCCGCACATTCAGAAGCGGGCTCCGAAGGGGATAAAGGTCGTCGGCATCGCGGAATTGCAGCTGCCACCGGAGACGCAACAAGGCCAGCTCCCGTTTGAGGGACCTGACCCGGCCGAGCCGACCCCTGAGCCAGAAGCGACACCCCAGGGCAAAGCGGCTGCCGATGCGGATGGCACGCCACCTGAAGCCCCTGTGCCCGATTCGAAGGCCGATCACCGGCGGGGACTGGAACCCTCAGAGAACGACATGACGGGCGAGCCGACCCCAACGCCGAACTGCGCGCGGGAACCTGACGGAAGCCAGCTCCCTGATAAAGGCGCCGAGCCAACGGCGACCGAGAAGAAACCGCCTGCCGACCGTTGAACGATGTCGGCGGCATGGAATGCGCCGGCGCCTGCCATTTCCCGGCCGATCGCGATTACGCCTGGTTCGGCGAGCTGGTGGCCGAGCGCGCCGTGCGCAAATACACCCGCGGCGTGGCGCGGCTGGAGTGGGTGAAGGATGCCGGCGTGCGCAACGAAGGGCTCGACACCCGCGTCTATGCCACCGCCGCGCTGCACGGGCTCTTTGCTGCCGGCTGGCGCCTCACCGACCTTGCCGCCCGCCTCAAAGAGGCGCCGATGCTTAGCGCCTCGACGGCGGAGGCGGCGCCGCAACCGGCGCCGGCGGTGATCCGGTCGAAGTTTTTATCTTAATATCGACATTTTGAACATCAGCAATTGCTTAGCTTGGCGCTGACTGGAAAGATTTAGCCTCGCCTTTTCAAGCTTCTTCTACTGTTTCAATGTCTACATCGCCTGCCGTTACAGGAGCGTCATTAGCTCCAATTGCTCGCCCTTGCTTGAGGCCGAGTACTTCTTTTAGACCGCTATGAACACGGAAGATGGTAGCTCTCTCGTCATATTCAGCTTCAGTGTCTTCGTAACGCCATACCCATTCTGAGCCACCGCCCGAACCGCCAACTTTCAGAAACCCGATGGCAGAAAAATTATATAACTCACGCAGCATAATTGAATGTCCGGTCTTTACTTCCCGCAAATTTTTCAACTCGTCATAGGATTCCTTGAATTTGTTAAACGTAAATGAAAGATTCCCGATCGTCCTAATCACATCAAATGCAAAATCCTCGTCCGGAAAGTGCTTATGCACCTCATCAACCAATTCTTTCTTCATATATTTTGAATACTCCTCTCTTGCAGAAATGATATTTTTGTTAACAAATTTTCCCACCTGATCGCCGTCCTGCTTGTAGTGCCTAAGTATTTCATTTGTAAACTTTATGATATCGCGAGGACGCTTAAATGTTCTGTCTAGTATGTACTGATATTTCGTTTGTCGTCCTGGCATTTGCTGATCTTCGGCGAAAACTTCCTCCCATGCAAGACTATCCGGGATACCCAGCACCTTGGAAAACCTTTTTTCCATTAATCCCTTAAGCGTCCTACTTGTGGAACGCTTATCCCACTCAATCATCATAGCCGAATCCTCAACAATTTTATTTTTGTCCTCAAATTTTAAATATCTCAAAATATCATCTCTTAAAAAGATAATGACGGACGCATTTTTGCCAGATCTCCGGAGATTTCTATTGAAATCTCGCGCAGCAATCAAAAGCCCCGACAAGCGATGCCGGTAAATCTCTTCAGTTAATGAAAAATTCCTGTCAAGCTCGTCGAAGCAAATGTGATAGTTAAAGTTAGGATTTAGACATCTTATTATAGTCTCAAGCAATGCTTGATTAACTTCATATACTATCAACGGAAGCTTTGGGATCTCAACTTGTTCCGCAACAATGCTTGCGCTTACAGGCCCCAACCCCGCAGTCAGGGATGGCTTTAGCTTTAGCTTTGTATTAGGTGAAAATATTCTATTTAGCTCAGGCTCTGTAGTTCCATAGCTATCTTTTACAAAATCTTGCAGTCTGACCATCGCCTCAAGAGATTCTTCCGACCATGGGTCGTTCGCATCTTTAAGAATCATCCGAGCAAGGGAAATTAACATAACGTATTCCCAGCTATACCGGAAGCATTCCGCATCGGGCACGCCAGCCTTCTTTTGGGCATCGTGATGAAACCATGGATAGTCAGAAAAAGAATGGCCATGACAAAAATAATCGTAGGCCTTATCTGAAACAAGTTTTCGGAAAATTGCCGTCTTTCCTGAGCCCTTTCGGCCAACAATCAAGAATTTGTCGTGTTTTTTCGCTGCGATATATGCCTCATGATCCTCAAAGCATTCAAGAAGGAGGTCATCATTGTCGGCTTCCACCGTGCCAAACGTTTCTACTTCGACTAACCTCATGCTATCCTCGAATCTATGCGTAAAACTCTATTATTTCTCGCTTCAAGCGCAAGATGTGCGGCACATTGATCTCACTGCGGTTTTTGTAGGCGCACTCCTGGACCCCCGCCGTTTTCTGGGATGAATTCGATACCGGCCCCTTCAAGAGCAAGACGGATGGCCGCGATCGCATCCTCCGAAACTGATCGGCGAGATTTCTCGAAATCCACCACCGTAGATAAACCAAGTTTTGCAGCCTCCGCCAAGCGGGGCTGCGTCCATTCGATCAGGGCTCTTGCGGCCCGACATTGCGCAGGCGTCATGATCAACATTTTATGTTGACGCTCGGTACGAGCGCATCTATCAACAGATTCTGTTGACCATTTACCACAGGACCACGCGCATGAACACTCATGTCCGCGAACGGGAGAGCCATGCCCGGCGGCTGTTCATTGAGGTGACGCCCGCGCTGCGCCGGGTGCTCGCCGAGGTCGCCGAGGCCGCCATCGATGTTCTCGACCAGATCGACGGCGACCCCGACCTCGAGCCGTCGTTCGGCTATCTGCCGCCGGGCGTCCTCGACGAAGCCGAACCGGACGCCGATGCCGAGGAAGACGACGCGCCCGAAGAGGACGACGCCCCCGAGGACGGTGGCGACCTCGAACCCGACGTGGACGACGAACCGTTCCTCGGTTGGACCGAGGACGGGCAGACCGGCGACAACGCTTGGGGCTGCGTCGAAGAGGATTTCACCGATCCCGAGACCTCCGCCGGTTTCCCGAATGTGCCGCTCAACAATCCGACCTTCGACACCGAATGGCGGGCGCGGCAGGCGGCGCTGTTCGATCCACGCCTCGACCGCCGGCCGTCAGGGCGCCCGAGCGGCATCCACGTGCGCCAGTTCGTCACCTTCCCGCACGATCCGCCCGATCGCCCCCGCTGCGACACCCACGCCGAACAGCGCCGCCTGCTGCGCCAAGCCATGGCGCTGAAGGCGCGTCGCCGTCGCGCCCCGCGCCGCCGGGTGCTCGCCAGCCGTCATCTGCCGATGGGAGGCGCGCTGTGACCACACCGCCGCCCAAGCGCAGACGCCCCGCCAAGGCGAGCCCGGCCCCGTCGAACGTCGTCCAATTCCCGGGCGCTGATGTCGAGCAACGAATCGCCACCCTGCGGGCCGAGCTGAAAGGCTGGAAGCCGCCGGCGCACCACGAGTGGATGGACTTCAACGCCAACCCGTCCATCCCGTGTGTGCAGCTCGCCTACTTCCTGATCCGCCAATCGCAGCCCGACATGCACGACAGCGTCGCGCGCATCACCGCGCAGGCCGACATGGCGGACTTGGTGGACAGCATGACCTCGTCTGCCGACCACTTCGCCAAGCTCTCGCTGATCTGCTCCGCTGCCGCCGATCGCCTGCAGGCCCACAGCGCCCGCGCCGCTCGTGCCGCCAAGCCATAGGAGGCGAAAGGGGCCGTGATGCGCCCTGGTGGCGACGGTGCCCGATCGGATCGAGTTGGCAGATCGGCAGGAGGCGCGCGGCGCGGAACGGATGGATATGGTGCGGAATGGTTGGGAATGTGTGGGATCGCCCACGACAATCATTGACGTTGCGGCGGGCATGTGGGACACGTCACACCATGCGCGCGCAATTTGCCTATACCCTGAAGAAGTTCGGCCCCACCCGTGCGGAGGAAATCTCGGGCGTCGCCCGTGTCACTCAGCGCGACTGGCGGCGTGAAGGCCATCTGCCGTCGTCGGAGGGCATGGCCCGGTATGACCTGTTCGACCTGTGCGAGCTGTGGGTGCTCAAGACCTGCGCCGACGTGGGTCTTGGCCCCAAGCGGGCGAAGGCATTTTCGCGCGGGGCAGGGCTGCATTTGGCGTGGCATTGCCTGCGTCTGATCGCCGCCTATGAGGGCGATCATGAGAAGGCGCCGTTCTCGAAGCATGAGAAGACCTTCGATTTGGGGGGGCAGAGTCAGCCGACCCCGTCTTGGGGACGGCGCTCGCGGTGGCTCGCGGACCACATTTTGTTCGGTAAGGATGATCCGGAAGAGGCAAGCAAGTTTTTCATCATCTGGCCGGACGGCGAAGCAGGTCCCGGCGACACGATATTGGATTTCAACTTGGCTGGCTCCTTTCAGTCGAAGCGCGGGGCCATGATCGTGCTGCCTCTTGAACTGGCTGCCCGCTGGATCGTCGACGCAGCAGGCGAGCCGTTCGTCCAGATCACCTTCGGAGATCCGAAATGAGCGCGGATCACCGAATTTCTGAAGACATCCTCCGCGGCGCCGACCAGATCGCCGAGTTCATTTTCGGTTCGGCCAAGGATCGCCGCAAGGTCTACTACCTGGCCGAGAAGTCAAATCTTCCCGTATTCCGCCTCGGCTCTCTTCTCTGCGCCCGCCGGAGTGTCCTGACCGGATGGATTGCAGCGCAGGAGGCCCGCTCCACTCAGGGAGAGATTGAATGACGTTCGTGATCGGCGAGTTCCGCAAGAACCAGACCGAGGTCGTCCGCGTGACGACCTCGAATTTCAAGGGCTTCGACTTGGTCGACGTCCGCGTCTGGGTCGATGGCTACGGCGGCGTCACGCGGCCGACCAAGCAGGGCATCTCGCTCCGCCGCGAGCTGCTCCCCGAGCTGCAGCAGGCGATCAACGCCGCGATCAACGCGCCGCCCTGCGCCTATCAGCTCGAGGCCGCCGAGTAGCCGTTCGTCTCTCTGTCGGGATTCCACCGAGGCTCGCCATCCATATGCCGCGCCAAGCCGCCCTTCCCCCCACTCTCCCGCCCCGGCTGATCAGCCGGGAGGCGGCGGCGGCTTACGTTTGCGTGTCCCCCAACACCTTTGACGAGATGGTGCAGGATGGGCGCATGCCGCGCCCGCGGCGTCTCAGCGACCGGCGCAAGGCCTGGGACGTTCGCTCCCTGGACGCCGCGATTGACGCCCTCCCGGTCGATGGCGAGGCGCCCACCATCGACGACACGTGGAATGACATCGATGCCGCGCAAGCTGCCGCCGCACGTTGAGCGGAACCACGTCAAGGGCCGCACCTATTTGTCCTTCAGGCGAGGCAAGGGGCCGCGCATCCGGTTGCCGGCCGACCCGACCTCAGAAGAGTTCCGCGTCGCCTATCAGGCGGCCCTCGCAGGCGAGACCGCGCCCAAGACGACGGCCAACACGGGAATTACCCCCGGCACCATTGCCGCGCTGATCGTCTCCTACATGAAAAGCCGCGCCTACACCGGCCTGCGGCCGACGACGAAGGCCGGCTATGCCAGCCGCATCGAGACGCTGCGCACCGACCACGGCCACCGCACCGTGACCGGCTTGACGCAAGAGCGCATCAACAACGGCATCCTCGGCCCTTACGCCGATCGGCCCGGCGCTGCGCTGTCGCTCCTCAAGATGCTGCGCATCCTGATCCAGCACGCGATGACGCTGGACGACAAGAACCCCTGCAAGCTGCGGTTCGATCCTTCGGCCGGCATCAAGCGGCCCAAGACCAAAGAAATCCGCGCCTGGACCGATTCGGAGCTTGCCGCTTTTGAGCGGCGGTGGCCGATCGGGACCAAGCAGCGCACCGCCTACGCCCTCATGCTCTATGTCGGCGTTGCGCGCGTCGACGTGCATCGGATGACGTGGCGCCAGGTCGAGGAAGGTGGTGTTGGCTATACCCGCCACAAGACCGGCGTCGGTGTCGACGTCGGTCTGCACAGCGATCTGCAGGCCGCTCTTGCCGAGTGGCCGCGCGATCACGTCACCATCATCAATACCGAGTTCGCCAAGCCATTCACGGTCGACGGCTTCTCCCGCTTCATGCGCGACGCGATCAGGGCGGCGGGCCTGCCGGATGACTGCAAGCCGCACGGCCTCCGCAAGACCCTCGGCCGCCGGATGGCGGACGCCGGGTGCTCCGCTCACGAGATCATGGCCGCGCTCGGCCACACCACCTTGGCCGAGGCCGAGCGCTACACCCGCGAGGCCGATCGGCGGCGGGGCGGACGCGAGGCCGTGCTGAAGCTGGAAGCACACAAGGCGAACAAGATTACCCAAACCACACCGAGCGGTTTGGGGAAAACGGCGAAAAATGAAGGGAAATCAACGTGAGAAGTGCGCGGATGGCGCTCCCTAGGGGACTCGAACCCCTGTTTTCGCCGTGAGAGGGCGACGTCCTAGACCGCTAGACGAAGGGAGCAGCGCGGCGCGGAGTTGCGATATAGCCGTCTTGCGGGGCGCCTGCAACAGTGTCGAGCGACGCTGCGGCGGTGCAGGGGCGCGTTGCGGTGCATAACCTGCGTCGATCGGGCGCCCGCGCACGTCTTGGCTGCACCGCCCCCGCGGCGCACCTCCTGCGAGGTCCCGTCAGGGCTCGCTGGCGAAGCGCAGCCGGCCGGCCGGCTTCAGCGTATCGAGGGCGAAGGTGTGCACCTCGATCGACCCGTTCTGCTCGACCGTGACCACCAGGCGCTCGCCGGCCACCGCGGTCGAGACGATCTTGGCGCCGCGCGGCAGCGTCGCCGTCACGTCGGCGAGGCCGCCCGTGCTTTTCGGGCCGGTGAAAAGGCGATAGCCGATGACGCCGAACACCGATGCCGCGCCGAGCACCATCACCAGTGCGGAAACCTGCGACAGGCGGCGCATCCGCGACACCAGCCGCTCCTGTTCCGGGGTCAGCGGCGGTTCGTTGTCCTGGGTGGATGTCAT